TTTCTTTAGCAGTTCCAATAATCAATGATGGAACTGCAAAAACGCTAAAACTCTTTATTAAAGAAACGCCAGTTCGCCTATATGCGTTGTTCATATACTTAGTGTATGAAGATTGTTTTTCCGAATCAGATATCATCTTTTCAGCCGTTTGTTTTAATTTATCTTTATCGATAATTACTGTCGGTCGTTTTGAATTGTATCCACTATATTTTCTATCGTTAATGTCGATAAATCCGGAATAGCCTTTTTTCTTAAGAGAATCATAAATTTTGTTATATGATTTATTAAGAGCATCGTTATCAGATCTTAAAACATTCGCTCGATTTACAATATCGCCAATCTCTCTTTCTGAGAGGTTTCTATCGACATTGTATTTTATTTTTGCTTTTGTGGTTCCGAGTTTCATTACTAACGAGTCAACTGTACTTTTAAAATCTTTATCTTTTTTGTACTGCTCGTAAGCTATTTTATTAAATTCATTAGGTGAAGCAATTTTTAATTTATTAGTTGGTTTGAATGATTTTCTAAACAAGTCGACGTCTAACATATCGCCACCCATACTTCCACGGAGCATATGTTCGCCGACAAGAAGAGTGTTATATTTTTTTGAATCTTTTTTATTAGTATATACGTAAAAACCGCTTATCTTTTCATTTCCCGAATATGTTGCAATTCTTCCGATAATACTATTCTCGTCTAGTGTATCTCCGGTAGTATATCTTAAGTGATTTCTATACGCATATGCGGCCGCAACAGAAGCACCCAAAGCGGCGCCAATAAGAAGTTTCTTTTCAAAATCAGTTCTTTTTACAGCAGCTATTTCAGCATTCCGTTTGCTCATGCCTTTTGCCATGTATTTATTTTTTAACTTCTCTTGTCTTTTAGACAGGCCATTCTGATCTATTCTATCACGAATCTTTGAATCTTGATACTTTGCTTTTAGAAGCTCTTTTTTGTATATGCTTTTTTCAGAACGATACTGTTGTCTTAGACTAGCAGTTCGTTTACTATCCTTACGGACTCCCCATTTCATTCCTTTAACACCTGAATGATATAAATAATTGTTCATCGTAATCACATCATCGTGCTGGAGGAAGAGCCATTTGAACAATTCGTTCAATATGTAAGTCTTTTACAGCTTTTGGCGTTTTATTTCTATACTCTACGTAATTAAGAGCTGCAATCTTTATTAGATTTTTAGCCAATTTCGCTCCGACTGCAATTTGTTTCCTGTACATAGTGGCAGCAATGATTCCATTAGCAATTTTATTTGAACGATTGTTGATCTTTTGATATTCTGCTTTTTCTTGCTTAGTTAGTTTTTTATTTTTTCGAATCTTGTAATTCGCGTCATTACGCCAAGAATTAGTTACGGTATGCCCGCCGATTACGCCAGAAAGTCGACCTGAACCGCCGATAAAATCTCTTTTAATCTTTCTTGAAGCGTACGCACCAAGAGCACCATACCCAAGCTGTTGTCCAATAGATTTTGCATACTCAGCAGCTCTTTTTCTAACTCCCCATTTCATTCCTTTAACGCCAGAATGATATAAAGAATTATAGTAAAGAGTTTCATAATCTGTATACATTATTAAAGATCACCTCACTCAAATAGATCCCGATTTAGCTTAAATGCGACATATGCATCTAGCATAGCTGCGACTGAGTCTATTTTTTGCTCAGCTTTTTTTTTGTATAGCTTCTTGTTCCCGTTGGTGTCGATTAATGCGATAGCATTACCCATACAGAATGACATTAGATCTTCGTCAAATAAAAGACTGCGATTTTCGGACAGTTTCTTAAGCTCTCCGAGCGGAACGCTTTCAGTTTTTGAACCCTGCTTAACTGTTTCTATTCCAAATGGTCCATTTTCGGATTCCCATCTAGTGACGAATTCTCTAGCGTTGTATGGGTCGTATCCGAACGATCGAATATCGTAGTCATTGTCAGTAATGAATTTGTCTAAGTCGTCATAAACCTCTTTGTCAAGATTTAGAGTGACGCCATCCATCACCATCAATGATCCTTCTTCCATAAATGATTCATACTTCATTCGCATTGCGACAGGAAGTTTGTTCATTGTGTCAGAAGTAATATAGCATCTTGTCTTTATGCCATATTGGTCATTACCAAGCGGGAATAAAAATGTAAATGCACAGAAGTCGTCACCACGAGATAAGTCAGCACCCATAGAACAAGGCATCTTCCAATAATTTTGTTTCCTGTGCGGAAGAGTCTCTTCGTATGTAAAGAAATATGTATAACCCTCAAGAGGTATTCCAAATCTCTTTGCTAGAATATCGTTTCTTGTTGATGGAGACTTCTCAGCTCGCTCGACATCTAATTGATATGTCTCATAGGAAACTGTCTTACCAATATTCGGCGATGCTTTCATCCACATTGACGGATCGTTAACTTCTTCAATACTATCAAGACGATAATAAAAAATCGAAACGTGAGGATTGATGTACTTTCCATGGAGAATGTCTAATAACTCCATTTTAATGGTATCGCCAACCCCGTTTCGAACAGTTCCTTCGGAGCTAGTCGCCAGAATAATATAATCATCAAGCTTTGACGCACCCTGTTCGATTGCACCAATTACATCTTCTCGGCATTCGCCAGAGAGCCATTCGTCAACAGAAGAATACTTTGGTCTAGCGCCTTGTAATTTATCAACTGACATCGGTCTAATTTCCAAAAGAGAATTCGTTAGGAAATTTTCGATTCCTTTTTTGGATGGTGTCAGTTTGATTCTGTCTTTTCGACTGGCAGCAGTATTTTGAAGAGATCCGTCGGTTAAAAATTTAAACAGCGGACCTCTTGCTCTAGCGATTGCAGTCTTAATCGGGCTTAGAGTTTCTTCTGCCTGTTTCATTGTTGGAGCAGTTGCTATTTGAGATGTGGTCTCAGTATCAACATTAAGACCATAAGCATGAATGCTCGATGCATAAATAGATTTAGCAGATCCTCTTGATGTAATTATGTACTGTTTATTGATCAGTCTCTTCTTGACTTGCTTAGTTACATACTTTCCACCATGGCCATCAGCATTTGGAACATACACTGATCTCTCGACATAATACCACCAGCCAAATAACTGCTCTGCCCACAATTTAAATGTGTCAAGCAGATGCATATCAGATCCATCGGTAAGAGTTAGCTCTTCATTACAGAATCTAATATATCCCTCAACTTTTGAATCGTCGTACCAGATACCTGGATTAGAAATAAGATCGTCTATTCTGTTCATCTCGTCAACGATCTCTTTGTTAACCGGAATTTCACCGTTAATAACTTTTTCGCGGAAGTCTCCATAGTACCAAGGAGTCGCTGTGTTAGAGAACATGTAATAGATTCACCTACTTCCAAAGTGTTGTGTCATTTGGCGTTCTATCAATCATCGATCTATTCGGAATCTCTGTTCCATAATGAATTGCTTCGTGAGTCAGATGACTTACACACACAACATTGTCTGGATCAAATATGTTTCTAGATCTTTGCTTGATGTCGTCAAGAGTTAGCGGATTAATATGATGGATTAAGATCTTGTCGTTGATTGGAAAATCCTCACATGCTAGATCACAGCCATTGTCTCTAATTATTATGTCGTTACGAAATGCTCGCCATTCGTATGATCGGTATAGAGCTTGGTTTAAATATCTACTTCCGCCAAATGTTGGATGCGATACTATTCCGCCAAGTGATAAATATGCTAAGCGATCTTCGTAGGACTCAAGTTTCATCATCTCAGAATATGATCTAATCATATGGTTCATCTTCTGACTGAATTCCACTATAACTTCGCATAGCATCGAGAGCTTGTTGATACAATGCTTCCGAACTTCTTGACGCTTCGAGAGATTCGGTCTTTGCCTTGAGCAATTCGTTCTCTTGAACGAGCTTTTCGTTCTCTAACTTTTGTCTAGTTGATCCAAGTTTGAGATAATGACAAATAACTTGAGACGATGCTGTTCCATCAAGGATTTGTTGCTCAGCTAAATCTATAGCGTAGGATATAAGTTGCTTTTCCCTGGCCTCTGGCGTCAAAGCCGGTGCTAATCGCTTCTTCGCTCTTGCCAAGATTCCTCCTTTGCTTAGATTGTCTAGACTTTACAAACACTTTCATGTGCTATGGACTCAGAATGTGAGTAGTTATGCTATGCTTGAAAGGAGACTGAACGCACCAAATTCAGTTTTGGAGAGGTGTTGGTTTCATCCCAAGTCCACAGCATATGAAAGTGTTTTTCCGAAAAACCCCTGCGGGGAATTTTTTGAGAGCAGCGCGATGCAGAAGGGGTGGAGTTTTCGCGAGACCCCTCCCCCTCCCGTTAAAAATAGTCAAATAACGCATATTATTTTATATCTTTTTCTACTTTTTTGTAGAATCCGCTTTGATCCATGGTCAAGATTTCATCGATGGCCTGTTCTTTTTGAAATTCCATGAACGCAGGATCAACATCGTCAGAATCTTTGATCAGTCTTGCCAAGTAACTTGATGTGTGATACCCTTTTTGTTCGTCATACAGATACCAGTTATCGAAATCGGTTATTGGATCATACGGATTATCGATCGTTGTCAATGCAACAGCCATCGAGAACCTCCAAAATATAAACTATAAAACTAGCACAAACATAAACAATGTAGTATTTGTAGTAGAACAAGAACATAACTTGTACTACAGTTAGTCGAATCATCGCTTTAGTGTGGTAGAATATAGATCTATAGCCTTAAATATACCTTGAAATATAAACTATTGTGTTCCTTTAGCTATGGATTAGAATATAAACCTTGATAGTCGCCCAAATATAGGTACATAATCAAGCAAAATATAATCCAATTGAGTAATGATGACATCTAAAAATATACTTTTCTAATCAAATATACGCATACAGACTTGAAAAATATAATCAATGTGTGCTTAGATACCACTGGTTCTAGTAAAATATAATTCAAAGGCATTGGAAATATAATCTAAAGCCACTACAAATATAATCTTACGCTAAAATATACTCTTATGGTTAGTCCAAAATATAATTATGCCATGCTAAAATATAATAATCGAAGAATATACTATAATATAACAAGCATAAATATAAACTGAGCCAACTAAAATATAATTTAAAGCCTTTGTAGAAGGCTAGAAAATACTTATAGATGCTTTAGACACCACATAAATATAAACTAGCCTTCATACAAATATACTATTCATTAAGAACCTTAGATATAGTACTGGTTGAGACACCCAAACTATCAGCAATCTCTGCCAAAGTATATCCATTTGACTCTAACATCTTAGCTCTTGCTCTCTTAGCGTCAGATATACCTCTTGATTCCCTAGGCATTGATCGTTGCTTTAGAATATCAAGATCAGAATTCTGAATTATCTGAGATAACTTGTTTGTAGATATAGCTCCAGATTGGATTGCTTCCCACTCTCGATCAGTAATATCAACCAAACGAGCTTTCTTACTAGCTCCAGTTTGAAGTCTAGCTTGAGTTAGTGCCTGATTCTTAAGTTTCTTAATATCATCTTTGTCCATGTCAGGATTGTTCTGACGAACCAGTTTAACTCTTTCGTTAGCTAATAACTGAGCTTTTCGCTCTAGTGGTCGATTCTTCAAAGCAATATTAAGTTTAGCGTTAAGAGAGTCTACTTCTTGACGGTACTTAGCTTTAGCTTCTGGAGAATATGGGATTGGCTTAGTGGTCAGACTTGTCTTTCTAGCACTATTTGCTAACGCCTTCAATTTATTAGCGTGATCGGCATATGTATTCTCCATTGCTGTACCAGATGATAGAGAATATGCGTCTTCTGTTTCATACATCTTTGAAGACTTTTGAAGTCGGACTACCTGTTTACCGTTCTTCTCATAAGTTTCACCAGTTTCGGTAAATATCTTTCTACCAGTTTCTGGATCTACTTTGTAGCCATCTTTTCGCTTAGGTACTCTCTTGTCGCCTTTTGCTCTAGAAATAAGAGTGGAAGCACCAGCATTAGAGGCTCCTTGATACTTTGCTTTCAGATTTGCAATGCCATTGTCAAGATATGATTGTCGCCAGTTCAAATTATGCTTCTCAGCATCAATAACAACCATTGAATGTCTAACGGCAGCAGCAATATCATCAGCAGGGGCACCTTTAATAGTCATGTCAGTAATAAGATTGGAAATATCGCCCATCTTACCCTGTTTATCGAATCCGGAGCCCTTTTCGCCAGGCTTTGGCATTCCAGGATATCCAGGATATGCTACTTTAGGATCAAAATTCTTTAAACCTTTAAGCGGAGCTGAAGTTTTAATCTTTACTTTACCGACAGGAATAACAAGAACAGTGTCGCCATCAAAATCGGCGCCAGATAAGCGCTCAGCAACTCTAGGATTTATACCAACAGCATCCTGCGCATTACCAATAAGACTTTTTGCTTTCTTGTTACTCTTGTTGTTGACCACAAGCTCAGGAATTTCGAATGTTCCACCATGAGGATATCGAATAAGTACGACTTTTTCACCATTACGATATGACGGAGCGTAAATCTCTGAATCTTTCATCTCAGGGAATGGTAAAATAACCTTTGAAGCTTGTCTGGGTAGTCCTGCTGCTTTCAAATGGACTGCTGATGAGTCGCAATTATCAGCAAATTTATCAAGAAGCGTCTTCTTAATAACTGGATTCTTTAAAGAACAAATCTCATCGAATTCTTCTTTCTTAATATCATAAGCAAGTTTTAGCTGTTTCTTAGCGAGAGCTGTGCTCTGTTTGGATAACATCTGAGAAGATAAGGTCTTCTTCCATGTATTCCAATCGCCTTCCTCGTTTACAATATTAAGAGCAGACAAATGTTCTTTGCCATCTTTACCAATATAGGTCTTTTGCCTAATTGTAGCACCAAATGGGTTCTCTGGGTCGTCTTTCATCTTCTTAAAAACGTCCATCTTTGGTGTTGAGGAGTTTTTGTTGGTATTGAATATGACATCGTACCCTTTTGGAATATCATCGGAGTACATCGCCATGCCTTTTAGATAATGAGTGCCATCGACTGCAACTCGTACCTGAGCATAGCGAGCAGCTCCCAAATCTAAATCTTTAACTCCTCTACGAAGCTCAATAACACCATCTTTATCAGATCCACCTTGATCTCCGTAATTTACCAAAATACGCTTAGAAGATATAGAAGATGGTGGCTTAATACCGACAACTGTCTGGCCAAGATCCTCAGAATAAAATCCTGGGGATGTTACCTTTGCCTGATTATCTTTAACTTCTTTATATGTGACGTCAGGAGCGGCAAGAACCTTAATCGATGTAAATTTACCAGTTCCAAGTTGCTCAACTTTAAGATAATGATAAGTATAACCTTTTGCTCTTAGCTGTTCTACAGCATTATCCAAAGTATTACGACTTACACCGATTTGGTTTTCGACTCCACCACCGACATCAATATACTTTTTAGAAGCAATCTCTTTCTCTAGCATCTCGGCAGTGTTTGTAGAGGCATTCTTCCTCATAGAAATAGCTGGATCTAGCAAACTTCTAACACTAGACTCATTAATCCCCATTCGTCTGCCAATTTCGCTATTGGAATATCCCTTGTCCTTCAATCTAAGAGCCATAGCAGCTTTTGCAGCTCTTACTTCATTATGTGCATTAGATTTATATGCCCTAAGCTGTTTTGTTTGAAGTCCAAAATATTCAGCGATTTGCTTCTCGTTAAAGCCATCTTTTTCTAGAACATCAACGGTAGATAGAAAATCAGAAGCATTCCTAGATTTCTTTGCGCCTGATCCCCAAGGATATCGACCAGAACGGCGTTTAATGCCATAGTGGTATAGTTCATCAGTCATCTGCTTCTTTCATCTCCTCTATCAACTTGTCGAATCTTATAATTTTGTCCATGATGTGGAATATACGATCTGGTTCTGGTTCATTAACCAAAATATCATTCTTTTGATAGATGCGTAATTCCATACCAATCTTGTTTGGTTTTATGTCATACTCTAAGCAAAATAAAGCCGCATAGATTTCCAACTGATCCATTGACACACGAGTAACTCCAGTTTTAAGATCATGAATCCTTAAGAAATTATCTCTGAAAGAAATGGAATCAGCTGTACCAAATGCGTTTGGCGAATAGAATAAGACAACCTCTGGTGACATACGATATCCAATCGCATCGTTAACATACTGATTGAATGTCTTGTTGTCATTCGGCATCTTAATCTTCAAAGAAATATGCTCTGCTGCAAGTGCATGAATTCTAGTTCCAAGTTGTGCTGCTTGTACTGTAGAATATCGATTAATCAACTTTGCATCGTCGTAGTTCAACCACGAATGCTGACTAGCACTCAAAAATGAATGAGCACCCTCAAAGTTTAAATGCTTGTTGAAGTTCATCTAACACCTCATCCTTGTTCTCAGGATAAATAAACCTTGCAAACGACATTGTGTCAAACATGTCAACGTAATAATCCTGATTTGGTCTATGGGAAGATGATGCACTTCGCTTACATTCTAATTTTGCCCACTTGTCTTTAAAAAATATAGTGATGTCCGGAGTTCCTTGTCTGTACCCAGGATCTGATCGCTCAATATAGCATCCAGGGAACAATGACTCTAACTCTTTCACCAACTCTCTTTGAAATTTACTTTCTAAATCAGGCATAGCAAAATCTCCTTCGGCAAAAAATAAAAGAGAAGGTTTTAAGGTTTAAGACATTAAAATTATTTTAATATCTTAATCTTCTCCTCTATTATAGCCGATGTTTTTAGCGCGGGTGCATCTACCTTGGCAAACGCCGAATAATTGAAAATCTTTTTCAACTTGACGGATTGCTGCATTCTGTAGTCTATTCTAGAATTTGAGACTAAATGATAGTAATGCAGATCGTAATATGTGTTGTTTACTCTATCAATTCGACCCATGCATTGCTCTAAAACTTTGTATGAGTATGTTTGGGAATAGAATATCATTGTATCAGTATCCGTACAATTCCAAGCATCATTGCCAGCGGAGTACTGAACTAAATAAACCCACGATTCAGAATTTGGTATTTCTTGATGCTTATGGCCATTCCATTCTGAGAAAGTAATATGATTCTTCTCTAATGCGGAACGGATTAGATCAAGCTCATAATCAAAGTTGTAAAATACAATTACTTTCTTGTCTCTACACAATTCAATCAATTTATCAATTCTGCTCTTATCAGAATTAACGATTCGTCTAAGAATATAGCAATACTCAGAACTTGACTTTATCGGACGGTCTTCATAAGGATTAAATAATTCCTTGTTCACGAATTTGTAAAGTTCTTTGTCATGTTCGACTTTTACAATATGATTGTGGCGTTGCGTGTTCTTAGGACGATCCATCTGAACCAATATGGAATCTCTCAGATGCTGTAATCTATCTTCATTGATGTAATAATCGATCTGTGGGAATTTAGCATACCGTTTATACACAACATGCTTTCTAATAAAATCAGTTTTGTTTTTATAGAAACCATTAGCTATGAAAACCGGTAAATAATCCATCCAAACATCGCCAGGAGTTGCACTTAATAATATCCAATGATTGTTTGATGTGATCTTTAAAAAAGACTTACTCCATTTGCCATACCCAACGACTCTCTGTTCATCAAAAATAAAGAAAGCATCTTTAACGTCAACATACTTGGATATGTTGTTCCAACTATCTATGGTAGTGTTGGTCCCATAAAAAGATCTATCATCAGCCTTCAACAAAAATGGCAACAGCTCTGAATCCCACTCATGATTATCACGCTTCTTTGCCGGTGTAATTATATATAGGTTTTTGGGGGTCCCCAACTTCTCTATGTTTCCATCGCTATCAAAAATACAATTACATTCTTTCCACATGTAATATGCAATTGCAACTATAGATTTGCCTGATCCGACTCCGCCGTTTAAGACGGAGCCAGAACCAAGCTTCTTTAGTGCTTCTTTTTGATAGTCGTAGAGATTTACCCTAGAATGGGATATCCTCTCCGCCATCTACTTCTCCACTCTCTTCAGAAATATCGTCAGAATACTTAGCATAGAATGGATCTTCCATAATATTGACATACATGTTCTTGACATATGCCTTAACGCCAGTCTTACCATTAGCCTCCCAATGATAAGGACGGATAGTAATATCGCAGTTGATAATATCAGCATAGTCAAGCATGCCAATTGTTTCAGCATTCATAAGAACTTTCTTATGGTGGTCGACGCCATTAACGGAAGTTGTTACGACAGTGTAAATATTTGGTGGGAAATTATCATAGCTAAGAGAAACAGCAAGTGTTGGAATATCAGGTTCACCCTCATCACGACTTGGACGATACCTAACGTTAAATCCAAGATCCTCTGCTCGCTTCGCATCGTCATCGGTCAGAATTGCCGAGAAATTGCGAGAGCCCTTCTGATTATACTTTGAAGGTCTTCCCTCAAAGTTCCTAAAAATAACCTTTACACCCTCAAGATTAAGATTTTCGTAAGCCATTGTTACTTCCTTTCGTTATGGATGCATTTTGCATCATTACATTTAGAACAATCTTTGTTTTCTTTATTACACCATGGCAACTCTTGCTGGTCTGAAGTAAACCATTCAAAGTCGCCATACTTAGAAATATCAGAAACTGCTTCATCGACTAGAGCTCTAAAATACTCAAGATCAATATCATCTTCTTTAGAACACTCTTTGACAGTTTCACTTTCTAGCCATCGATATCCTTTTGTTCCAGAAACGGCATAATCCTTATCTCCGTTTCTTCTGATTAGGATGCCTCCTCCACAACCGGCTTTGATTGGGACAAACTCTCCAACTTTTCCGACAAACGAATATGAGTTGGAACCTTCTGGAAGACTTTCATTCATGTTCAAATACATTTCGCCTTTTTGAACGGCTTTTGTTTCGCATTTGTCTTTGAATCCGATCTTCTCTTTAGAAAATAGAGTCTTAAACACATACGGCTGG